TCTCAATATTTTACCCTGGCCATGGCCAAATCAGTCTTTCGACCTGATCGTGGCCTGCGCCGTTCTGGAGCACCTGCAGATCAACCTGATCGAATCGGTAAATGAATGTTGGCGCATCCTCCGGCCTGAAGGCGTGCTCCACATGAAGCTGCCATACTGGAACCACGCGAACTCATACCGGGATCCGACGCATTATTGGCGGTTCGACCTGGGGACCTGTGATCTGTTCGACCCGGACACCAAGTATGGCCACGACTATGCGTTCTACCCGGTGCGGAAGTGGACGATCATCCGCCGCGCCGAGCTGAACAATGCGGGCTCGTCATTCTCGATCAAGCTACAGGTGCGGAAATGAGCGCTGGAATCGTGGTGCTGAGGAACGCGGCGAAGATCTCGACGAGCAACGCGCGGAAGTTGCAGTTGGCCGTGCATAAAGGCGGCAATTGGTCGATCCCGTTCGACCAGTCGTTGTTTCTCAGTGGACAGTACACGGTGCCCTGGGATCTGCTCCCCAGCGGCTTTCATTTCCTCCGGCGCTGGGACGCGGCGGCTCCACTGTGGCGGTATGGCGTGCTGGCGACCGACGTCGGTACGAAGGCGGAACGCCAGCGAACGGTCAAATTGGCGCTGGATCTGCGCGTGCCGCTCTACGAGCCGGCGCTGCTGTTCGTGCAGGCGAACGAGGCGGGCCGGGCGCTGATGAAGGCGTGGCGCGCGGAATGCCGCTACGGCGACGACGAGCGGCTGGCGTTCCTGCGGGCGCTGCACATGGTGAAGCCAAGGTTCTGCGCGCTGCCGCGCTCCTGGCTGGCGGAGGAGGAGCAGCGCGCGAAACGGGACGCGGCGACGGAGCGGAACGTGCGCAAGGTGCTCAAACCGCTGGTGCGGGTGGAGCTCGCGCCGGGGCGCTTCGTCAAATGCCACGCAGGTGATGAGGAGAAGGTGAAAGAGCATTTCGCCAGCCTGCAGCGGGGGAGAAATGGCTAAGACAGCGAAGGGCAAGCGCCGCAAGCCGGCTCAGGACAAGCGGCGCGAGCCGGCCAAAGACAAGATGAAGCCGGGACCGGTAGAGGATAAGGACAAGGAGAGAGACAAGTCCGATGGCTGATTTTTGTACGGTTTCGGACGTGGCGAACCTGTTGCAGATCGAGATCACGGCTGCGGACAAGATCGCGTCCTGCGCGCGGGCGATTACCGAGGCGACGGCGGCAATCCGCAACTACTGCCACCAGTACATCGAACTGGTGACCGACGACACGATCACGCTGGACTGCGCGGGCGGGACGCGGCTATTCCTGCCGGAGTTGCCAGTGGTCAGCGTTTCCGCGGTCGTCGAGGATGACGAGGGTCTGACCGAGGATGATGACTACAAGCTGGGGCAGTACGGTATCCTCCACCGGGTGAACCGTGACTGGGAGGCAGGCATCCAGATCGTCACGATCACGTACACGCACGGCTATGCCACGCTATTGCCGGATGACATCGTGGCGGTGGCCACCCGTGCGGCGGCGCGCGCGTTCCAGGCCGGGCTGAAGGCGTCGGAGACGGACGGCGTGCCGGGGATTTCGGCCAAGAGCCTGGGAGATTATTCGGTGTCTTACGCCAGCGAGGCGGGCGGGGGCGTGGGCGAGGGCGTGATGGGAGCCAGCGGGGCGCGGATGCTCCTCCTCAGCGAGAAGGACATCCTCGACCGGTACAGGTACGTGATGCAATGATGAGGCGCTTGCTTCTGATCCTGGCCGGTGGTTGGTGCTGTGGGCGCTGTGGCGAGTTCAACGGCGATAGCGACTTCTGCTGCAGAAAGTGCGGGGCGAGCCGATGAGCGTGTTCGAGTCGCTGCTCAACAACACATTCACCGTGGAGAGGCGCGCCCGGACGGGCGACGGGCAGGGCGGATGGACGATCACCTATATCGCCTCCGGCACGGTGTTGGGACGCATCCGGCCGGCGACGGCGAACGAGCGGGTCGTCGCGGACGCGGAACAGCAACAGGTCACGCACGTGCTGTACGTCCTCGCCGGCGAGGACATCGCGCGCGGGGACCGGGTGACGTGTGGGGAGTTGACGGTCGAGATCCTTGGCGTGCGGGAGCCGTCGAAGGCGGAGCATCACTACGAGATCGACTGTTTGGAGAGACAAAAGGAGAGCGCGACGTGACCTGGAGGATTCACCGGGAGACCGACGTCACGGCCACCAGCCTTCAGCGGGTAGGCTGCCAAATGCCCGGACTATCACTCGCACGCACAGGTCATCGCCGCCGGCACCAATGAAATTATAGCGGAAATAACGTATTATGTCAACAATCGCGGAGTGGAACCAACGTAGAGTGGTCGCGGCGGTCAAGGCGGAAGTCGTGGCCAACATGGAGATCGCGGCGACGGTGGTCGAGGTGGATGCGCGGCGGCGGTTGCTGGCCATCGCGGAACCGGAGTTTGGCCGGGCCTACCGGCGCGTGCTGGCGCTGTATCGCCTGATCAGCCGGGTGATAGTCGGCGAGAACGCGGTCGAGGGCCAGATCGGGATACCGCCGGGCAAAGAGGGTGGGGACTATGGCTTCTGGATCGAGGTGGGCAGCCACACCTATGAGGCGCAGCCGTGGCTGCGACCGGCGCTGATGGATAACTTGAAGGACATCGTCAAACTGCTGGCAGGGAGGTAATTTATGGCAACAGAGTTGAATCAAACGCGTGCTCAGGTCGAGCGGGCGCTGAAGCTGCTGACTTCAGAGACGGCGGACGAGATCATCGGTTCGCCACAACCGGACGAGTACGGCACGCTGATCCGGGGCGTGCGCGCGGCTTACATGATGCTGTGGATGATGGCCAAAGCCAACGGGATGAAGGAGAACAAGAACGCGCTGAAGATGGGGGCACAGGCGCTGACGATCCTGTTGACCATCGTCCATTATGCCTACGCCTTGGGACTCAAGCGTGGCAGGGAGAGCGGATGAGCGTCGTCACGGAGGCGATTTACGACGTGCTGGCGGGGGACGCGACGCTGACGGCGCTGTTGACGACGTACGGCGGCGAGCCGGCGATCTTTACGACCGACCCGGCACCAGGCGACGCGGTGCTGCCGTACATCGTGAGCGCCGGGGAGGTGGCGCAATCGCCGTCCGACACGAAGACGACGCGGGGCCGGGTGGCGATCCGGGACGTGCGCTGCTACACGGACGCGACGGGCAGCGCGGTGGTGGTGGAGACGATTGCCGAGCGGGTGCGGGCGCTGTTGCACCGGCAAACGCTGGCAATCTCGGATTTCGAGTGTGTGATAGCGGACTGCTCCGGGCCGACAGTGGCCGACGGGCAGGACGCGTACGGGCGGATCGTATCGGTCCGTCTCACGATTGAGGAGGTATAACTATGTCTATGAACGGAAGTGACGTGCTACTGCTGGTCAATACCGGCACGCCGACCGTGCCAGTGTACGAGGCAGTCGGGTCCCAGCGCGACGTGACGTTCGACGAGGCGACGGAGGAGATCGACGTCTCGTCGAAAGATTCCCGCGCCAAGCGAGTGTTGCCTGGCCGATATTCGTCGACGTTGAGTCTGGATGCGCTCTACGTCTGGACCGACGACGGCTATCACGCGTTGCGGGACGCGATGCGCGATGGCGAACTGATCCTGGTGGCGCGCGAGGACGACGGCACGACCATCGAGACGGCGGACGCGCTGATCACGGCCCTCAGTGAGAGCTTCCCTGATCAGGGCGAAGGAGCGATCAGCATCTCGATGACCATCGACGGCTTCTGGACGGAGTTGGAGAGCTGATGCCCGGCGCACGCGGAGAGGCGACGATTCAGGCCGGCGAACGCGAGGTATGCATCCTCTTCACGAATCGCGCACTGGCGGAGGTCGAGACGCGGCTCAAGCAGTCGATCATCGCCGTGGCGCAGGGCTTTGCCGATGGCACAGCCGGGGTCACCGAGCTCGTACACCTGCTGCGGGCCGGGATGCAGGCCGCGCGCCGCGAGGCGCGAGAGGGTGGCGCTGTATCACTCAACGATGCCTTCGAGGTGCTCGACGAGGCCGGCTTCACGGCGGTCACCGTGGCGGTGATGGACGCCGTGAGCGCCGTGCTCAGTTTCGGCACGGGAGACCAGGACCCAAACGCGTGAGCCGGGAGCGACTGGACTGGCAGTCGCTCCTGGAGTCGGCGCTCAAGTGCGGCGTCGGCGTGCTGGAGTTCTGGTCGCTGACGCCGCGCGAGACGTACGCGGTCATCGAGGCATCCTCCTGCCGGCTGGAGCGAGAGCATCGCCGGGATGCCTGGCTGGCCTGGCACATCGCGGCGCTATCGCGCGCCAAACGATTGCCACCGCTGCAACGCTTGATTGCTCCAGGCAAGGCGAGGGCGCTCAAGGGTGAGGAACTGGAGCGCAGGCGGGCCGAGCACCGGGAGATCGTGCAGAAGATCGACGTGCGGAAGATAAACGAGGCGAAGCGTGGGAGTTGATGCGAACCTGGGCCGCGCGAACGTAGCGATACGTGGGACGCTGGACAAGCTGGACGGCGATCTCAGCGACGCGCGCGGCAAGGTGGACTCAGCGATCAGCCGAATTACCGCCGGCGCTGGAAAGAGCTTTCAGGCGCTCGGCACTGCCACGTTGGGTGGCATCGGCGTGGCCACGACCGCGGTCACCGGCCTGGGAGTGGCGCTGGGCAAGATCACGGTGGACGCCGCGCCGGTGGAAGGGCTGAGCCAGGCGTTCGACGGCCTGGCCGAAAGCTCGGGGCGTGGGGCGGACGAGATGCTATCGGCGCTGAAAAAGGGCAGCGCCGGGATGGTCTCCAACCGCGACCTGATGATGAGTTTCAACCAGGCGGCGGGGTTGGTGTCCACGGACTTTGCCGTGCAACTCCCGGATGCGATGCAGTACCTGGGGAAAGTCGCTGCGGGGACCGGC